GTCTGTGTAAAGTCTACGACCAGAGCCTTTAGGTTTTTTTCCTGTCCCTACTTTGGGGTCTTTTCTTTTTGCCATGTCTTAGCATCTCCACCTTCTTCTAGCCTGTCTTAATCTTGAGTTAGGGTCTTTAGCTGCTTTTGGAAACTTCTTCATTTGTCCTGCGCTACGAGCACAATAGCTCTTACGTCTTGCGGCTCTCTTACCAGTAGGTTTCTTTTCAGTTACAGCTGTTTTAAGTTTACTGCCCGGGTTTTCTCTACGGTACTTTGCCACTCCTTTTTTTGTCATGCCAGCACCAGCTTTGGTAGGACGCTTGTGTCCACCCTTGATGGTATGACCTTTCATTCCAGTGCCTTTACGTTTTCTTTTTTTCTCAGCCATCACTTCTTCTTCTTCTTTGCAAAAGTTTTAACATTGGTAGGTTTACCACCTACACCTTGCTTAACTGCTCTCTTTCTTTGTACAGCAGATTTCCTCTGCCCAGCTGTCATACGTTTTGCCTTGGCCAGCGGAACGCACTTAGGATACTTTCTCTTAGAACCCTTGGCAGACTTTCTACCACAGGGTTGAAACTTACCATCTTTCTTGGGAGCGCCTATGTCTACCCACTGTTCACTTACCCACTTTCTAAGACCACCTCCTGTCTTGCGAGCTTCTACTTTTTTCTTGCGCTTGCCCTTATTTTTCTTACCACCGGGGGTAACCTTACCAGAACAAACAGCAGAGGCATACATATTGGCGTAAGCTGACGGGTAAACATCAAACTTACGCTTGGCAGCTGCCTTACCTCTGGGACAAAGCTTACCCACGATTTCTCATCAGAGGTTTAAGCATTACTCTGCCTCCTGTTGCCATTCTTGCAGTTGCATCCTTGTCTTCTCTTAATAATTCAAAATCTTTTTTTGTAATTTGTCCATCTTCATTAGCATCTATTTTATCTTGATTACCTATAAGTTTTTTAGATGAAGCTGCTCTGTTAATAGCCATTAAACACTCCCTAGTCTAGGATTAATAAACAAACTTACACGTTCCTTATCAGCTTCCATGGCATTTTCCAAAAGCTTTTCATAGTTAGCTTGAAGAAGTGTAATCCGGTCCATTGGGATATTTGGTCTTTTAAAACTAAGATAGTAGGCAAGACCTGCTGTAAGGCAAGGAAGAAATCTGAAAGGTACATCTGCATTTTCTAGCGCACTCTTATTAACATCTTTCAGACGCTTCATTCTATAATGCCTAAAGGTATAAGTGTCTGTAGAGTCAGGAACAGGGAAGAAGTATACCTTCATTGTATCTCTTCCCTTGAGCGTAGAAAACTGCGTGGGACGCCCTGATGTTGTTTTATCTGTGATGGCCTCATACTCTTCATAGGGAATACGTGTCATCTGAAAGTCATTAGAGTTAGAGGCTCTTCTAATATAACCACTGAGAACATCTACCGTGTCACTATCCAGTGTGTATTCTGCTGTATCTGTGGTCAGAGTAGTGGAAGCTAGGTCTGTTCCCCAGAGCAGCACACCTCTGTTCTGCCAATCAGTGAGGAGAAGATTAAGAGAACGTCTGGCAGTGATACCATCATTGCCTAGCTCTGGTTCACCACCTATCATGGCAAATGCTTCTTCTATTACCTCGTCTATAAAGAAGGTAGTGTCAAAATCTGATGTAGTTGCAACTGCCATTATATACTACCTGTTTCTCATGCGTGATGGATTTACAACTGGCCCACCTGTTTTTAAATTAGTTCTAGGAGCAGTGGCCATATAATTTTTTAACTTTATTTTATCTAGTGCACTTTTTGTAGCAGCTTCAGCATCTTTAATATAGATGTCTCTAGCTTTAGCATTAACCTCTTTTTTAGTAAGATTAGGATTATCTTTTCTAATCATATCTACATAAGCTTGTATTTCTTTTTTATAATCTTTTTGTTTCACTTTACCTGTTCCTCATCCATGCAGGTTTATCAGGAGAAACTCCTACCTTGCCCCCTGCTTGTAAAGGCTTAGACTTCATATACGGAATCCTTCTACCAGAGGGTAGCTCCTGCGTTACCTTAACCTTCTTTGCTCCGAAAGGTTTTACAGTGAGGTCATATTTTTCAAAAGCCATTAGGACCTGTACCTTTCTTTTTCGTTCTTTAGAAGAGGCTCTGATCTTTGTCGTAGAACTGTGTCTAGCTTAGAGTCCATCCTCTGTACCAAAGTTTCTACTCTGTTGCTTTTGTCTATCAAAGCAATAATAATTTCATCTTGATTCTTGAGTGCTGAAGCAACATCTCTTAACATAAAATGGAGAAGTTTCCAAGCTGCTGCACCTGCACCTATGGTGGCAACTATAGCAAGACCGTAATCTGAAACTGCTTGAAATACATTAAAGTCTTCCACCATTTATATCCTTTCTATTCTGTATCTGGTTGTTTACAGGTACACCCTCCTTCTTCTGTAGAACAGGAACAGTTTTCACAGCCTGTGCATTCACAAGAGGGATTAGAACACACTACTTCTTTTTGATCCTCAGACAAGATTAGGACCTTTTCTTGCAGCGCCGTAACCTTGTCCCGTGGCTCTGCCTACCATGCCACCTTCTTTTAGTCCTTTTTGTTTCTTTAGTCTTCTTTTTCTATTAGCATCGCCTGCTCTTTTTACACTGTCTCTACGCTCATCCTCCATCATATAAGCTCTTTTTTTCTTATCTGTTTCTCCTAATAAATCTGCTTTTAAAGTAGATTCTTTAAAAGATTGTTCTCCGGGGAGTCTATGTTGAGGTTTTTGATTATAGATCATACCTTTACCGCGTGGATCAGGCAAAAATGGAGCATCAGTAGTATCATCCTCTTGTAATTTACGAGATGCTCTGGCAAACTTATTAACTCCTGTAATACGATTACCTACTTTTTCTTTAGGCATTCTTCCAAGATTATGTTTATCACTTACCTTACCTGTTTTAACATAACCTCTTGGTTTAGTAGAAAAATTAGCCATAATTAAAATCCTCTCAGTGCTGCGCCTGCTCCTCTACCAGAGAAACCTGTGCGCTTGGAACGGTTGAGTCCTTGGGTCTTCATCTTACCTTTGCCCGGTCTACCACCTGTCTTCTCTCCATCATCCATACCAAAGTCTTTTTCAAACTGCTCTGGAGTTGCATATTTAAATTCAAACTTTCTAGAAAAGTCTCCTAGGCCAGTGCCTTTTTTACCATAGTATCTGTACCCATCATCTTTTTCAGGTGCAGGCTTAGAGGCAGGTTTAGGAGCAGCTTTGCGCGGAGACCTTATATCAGTATCATCTGCTAATTGATAGCCACTCATTTTATCAACAGTAGGTTCTTTATTTTTCTTAGGTGTAGTGGTATCTGTTTTTTTATTATTAGGCATTGGGTCTATAGAATCATATAGTTTTGTACCTGCAACACCTATACCCGCACCTGTTCCTACTTTTGCACCTGTGCGTATATTTTTAGCTATCTGTTGATCTTTTTTACTAACGTCCCTTCTCTGACCTGCTTTACCTAGAAAACCTAATTTAGCCTCTGGTTTACTAACTGTTTGAGCTACATTAGTGCGGTATCCCGGTGTGCCTCTACCTGCTGCAGTTTTTACAATGTCTACAACTCTTTTAGGTGTAGATTTACCACTAGTAGGTTTCTTAGGTGTTTCAGGTTTAGGTTTAGGTGTTCTAGGTTGTTGTTGACCTACACCTGTATTTTTAGGTTTAGGCGCAGAGGTAGGAGCCGTAGCAGTACCTTTTATCTTGTTAGGTGTCTTACCTTTACCTGCTGCTCTTCCAGCAAGTTTTCCAGCAGCTTTACCTAAAAGTTTACCAACAACAGGACCTCCTACCACTGAACTAGCTAGTTCTATTGCTCCTTGTTTTTGTCTAGCAGTAGGAACATTTGCCTGACCTTTTACCTTTTGTTTCTTACCATCTCTAGTATATTTATAAGGGTCTTGTTTTGGTGCAGCTGCTGCTGTCATAGAAAGTGGACTAGAACTTCCTCTTTTTCTTTTTGCCATAATTAATTACTCCCTGCTACAAGTGTATTAGGCCCACCTGCTGGGCTTGTGTTAGGTTGCATATCATCTTGTCTGCTTCTTCTTGCCCTGTTTCTCAGCCTATCTACCTCACTGGTATACTCTTGTTGAAAAAACTGAACAGTGTTAAAGCTTTTCATAAACATAGAAGCTTCTATCATTGTAGCAAAGAAGAGTGCATTTTCACAATTGTCTGTAAAGTAATTAGTTGGGTTATCACTTGTGATAGCAGAAATCTCTGCAATAAACCCAATCTCAGAGTCTATGGTGGCAGAGGGTGTAGGTGCCACACGAATCTGTGTATTGGTTTTAAACCCATAGTATCTAGGTGTGCCAGTGGATGCAGAGACAGGCCAGTAATCTATAAGATATTCGTAGGGCCTAATTTTAAGCTGTGTCTTTGCCCCACCTGTCTCTATGGCAAAGGTCTTGATAATCTCTCCACCCGATGGTACAGAGACTTCAGCTTTGCCAGAAGAGACTGCTACACTAGAGTAAGATACAAGACCCTGATCATCTAGATCATTCATCATACGGTCCTGTGCTCTCTGTACCATATCAGGCAGAGCACCTACAAACTCAGGTCCATCATTCTCCGAAGCTGCTATTACTGCACTGACAAGTGTGATATAGTTCATCAGCGTTAGCCATAGTAAATGTATACTTTACCAGCGTTGCTTGCACCCGCCAGAGATACATTACCATTACATCTGACACCATCATCTCCAATGTACACGTTGTCACCTGTAT